GAGATGATCATCATCAAACACTTGTTCTTGTCCATCATCATATTTTAATTTTAATTGAATTTTATAAACTCTGTCAGGATAAAATCCATCTAACCATTGGATAAAATAATTTGAGTCTGAGTCACAACTCATTGATGTATAAGAACTAAAGGGGACAATGAACTCATCAGTTGCAACATCTTTGATTGCATATGAACCACTACCTTCAGTTATAAATGAACCAGTTACAGTTTGAACTGATGTATTAAAAGATTTTTGAATATATCTTTTTCTTGCACCAACTCTAAACTTAACTCTTTCACCCTCTCGATATTCTTCTCTTAATCCCTTCATATATAAAAAGTTATCAGCTAATCCACTCATTGTTAATTCATTCATTGAACCTGTGTTTGAACCAGTACAAGGTAAATGGTCGTCCCAACGAACTTCAAGTCTTGGTTGAAATATTGTATGTGTATTTCTTGAAAAGAATTTTAAATGTCCGAATGTATCATCATCTGTTTCTTGACTACCACTAAATCTAATTAACATTCCATAATTTTCAAGTCCACCATTAAACCAACCAGTAACCATATCAGTTATATCAACCTCAACATCAGGTGATTGGTTAGAAAATTCTTGTGTTGATGAACTTTCTACATAAGTTGATGCACCGGCAACCTCCCACGCTCTAGTGGTCCCACCAATTGGATTAAAACGATTTTCCCAACTACACCCATTAGTATTTTTTGGATTGTCTTCAAACTTACCTGTACCCTCTGTCCAAGATTGTGATATTGGTTGAATGTGTAATTTGTAATCTGTAGTTATTTCTGCATTACCTTCAGCTTCATAAAGTCTTAAATAAAATTTAGAACCTTCAGGAGGTGAAAGACTAGCAAATCCTCCCCCACCAGTAGTTGGTCGTGGGATTTCACCCCTATGAATTGATTTAGATAATTCAGTAAATTCTGGTCCTGCAAAATTCACTAATGCTCTAGTAGGATAATTAAATGCGTTGTTATAAAATTCTTTTTTAACTTCAAGTATTTGGTCTCTTCCAAAGTTTTGGTCTTTAAAAGACTCACCAGTTATGGTTGATGAACCACTTGAAATCCAAGTGTCTGCTGTTGGAAAAATAAAATGATGCATTATCTAACTCTCCCTTGTATGTTTGTGTTTGGATTTTTTAATTCAAAAACCGTTGGTGTATCTGTTGTTGGTGGTAATATAATTGTACCATCTTCAGAAAGTGCATTTTCAAAATCATAGTAATACCCATATCCGATAGTTCCATTTTCAGAGTCTTGTTGGTATTCCCCATCTTGTGAATTAAATGAATACAAGAAAGTAGCATCTGTAAATCCTTGACTAGCAAAGTCACCTTCACCACCATATGAAAAATAATCAGTTTTTTGTGTAATGGTTACATGTCCAATAGAACGAACACCTTCAACACCCATTAATTGAAACTCTAATTCACTTTTATAAATTGGTTGATTGAATTGCATGTTTTCAATTCTAAAATAGTCTTGTATTTTTTGAATACAATTTAATTTTACTTGTTGTTTATTAGCATATTTTTCAGCTATTACATCAAAGATTACACCAAAGTTAACAATATATCCATCGTTAATTGTATAGGTATCTGTTAAGATTGAAAAATTATCTAAATAAGCTTGAATGTTACCTGTTAACATATCTGATAAATTATCAATTGTTAAAGTTGTTTCTGTATGTGGATTACCAACTAATTGTTTTTGATTATTATAACCAAGAACATAGATGTCAATTGTTGCAAAGTTATTGTTGTTTATTATAAGATTTGCTGGTAAATCATTAACAGCATTTGATAAATCAGGAATAAAACCACTACTTTGTGCACTTCCAATAGTTTGTTTTAAAGATTCTAATGTTCCTAAATCATCTGGTGAGTCAAGTGCGCCTTCCAAAAGTAATTGGTATGTCAATACACTATCTGTTAATGATTGTATAGCAGCTATTTGTGAATCATATTCATCTTCCGTTGCAGATTCTTCACTTCTTGTAACATACACTTTAGCTATTGCTCCATATTTAGATGTCATATTTAAAACACGAGCTTCATAATCTTCCTTTGTCACACATCTATTTTGTGTTGCAAAAAATGCTTTAGTTTTTTCTTGTATTTCAACAGTGTCTTCACTATCCTTTCCACCACGAGCAGTTTGTCTATTAATAACATCAACCAATGTAGCACTTGTATCACCACCACTTGGAGTAACTGATGGTAAGGTTGTGATTTGTCCAGCTGGAACATTTGAATCCACACCACCACCAACGCGATATGTAATAGTTAAAGTTGTATTGTTTGGTGTTTCACCAAGTGTTGAATACTCATTGTTTTGTAATTGGTCGATAGATTCATTCAAGTCACCATATTGTCCTGGAATAACAACCCCAAGCTGTTCCATATCTATATAATTTTCATCAACCATCTCTCCATTTTTTAAAACACCATTACCAAAAATCAATGATGTGGTATTATCTAAATTTGTTTCACGAGTAAATCTTTTTGTTGAGGTTATATATGATAAAGAATATGGGACAGGTGATGTTTCTTCTTCACCAGTTGTTTGATTAAAATAAGCACTTGTTCTATCATCCTCAGTCCAATGTTTTGAAATAGGAATTTTGTCTTGTGCTAAGAAATCAACTTCATACCATTCTGAACCATTTGAATCTATACAAGAAACTATATCAATTACATTAGTATCTGATATTGTTATTTTTTTAAATTTTTCTGGAGCTCCGATTTTAAAAGTGGCTGTTTTTTGTGTAGCACTTATCGCTTTTACAGCCCTTTCTAATCTATATTTATCAACTAAACCAGTAGCAGTATCAGTAGAAGCCACCACATTAGTATCAATATTACCTGAACCTGTTATTGTAAAATCGACTGGTTCAAGAGTTGTGAATTTCATATTAGGGTCAGTTGATGATGCTACTTCAATACCAGCATCAAAAACACCAGCATTTGCATAGTTTACTTTTGAAGCGTCACCATCTGTTCTATGTGAATTAACATCTGATGTGAAAGTTAGATTTACATGTGATGGTATGATTGGTTTTACTTTATAACCAAACATTTTAGCCATATTGATTATATTTCTTCTCTCTTCTGCTAATGGTAATAACATCTCACGATATTGTTGGTCGATATAAAATGATAACACATCACCAACGTATGCATTCATTTCTAATAACATCATACCGGGTGATGTTTCATTAAAGTCCCTATATGTATCTGGAAAATATGATTTAGCGTAATTAATTAAAGATTCTTTTATTGATAAAAAATCTTTATTTAAATAATTTACATTTGATTCTTTAAAATTGTCTTTACCATATGTTGGCATATTTTATCTCCAATTAATATCCACCACTTCCACCGGCAGTATCACTAACATCAGTTGATGTGTCACTTGTAAAGTTTAAAGTTACCGAGTCTAAAGTGTTTGGGTCTTGTTTAATATTAAATAATATTTTTACTTTAATTTGATTAACTCCAACAGCAGAACTATCTTTATTTGTTTCAACTTTAATGTCTCTTGTTTCAACAAATGGTAACCAAAATTCAAACTTATCTAAAATTGCATCTTGAATAGTGATTAGATTTTCCTCTGTTATTTGTTCAAATAATAATCGTCTTAAATTCATACCTAAATTTGGTTGAAAAAATCTTTCACCTTCATTTGTTTGTAATAAATTTCTTATATTATTTTTCACGGCCTCAATGGTTGTTGAAGTGGTTGCAAAAAAACCATCTTTATTATTATCTCTACGAATTGGTAAATCAATACCAATTTTAATTCTACTATCATTGTCTTCTATATAAGGTTTTTTTGATATGTCTTTAATAGCCATTATACTAACCCACTCGTATCTTCAGGCATTAATTTTACAGTTGTAAAATTTCTTTGGCCATCTTCATCCTCTACATCAAAACTATCTTGTGAATCTGGATCTTCACCAATAAAAACATAACCACCAGCTTCTAAAGCTCCATTGGTTTTACCTATATCCAATCCAGCTAATTTTGCACCTCCTTCTAATAAAGGTGTTACTGCAGTTTGTATTTCTGACTCAAGATTGTCGATAGCACCACCAAGCCCAAGAGGATCACCAATTTGTCTTAATAATTTTAAGACAGGTTGATACTCACCCAACAAAGTTTCTAATTCAATATTTACAGGTTGTTCAGATGTTTTTAAACTTTCTACAACAACAGGAGCTTTTAATTGTGTTATTGTAAAATTAGCCTCAGTTAGTGTTTCAATGATAGCCTCTGAAATATACTGAGCCTCCCTCTCAATAAATGAACCTTCGGATGTATCAGGTGTATCCATTCCAACATCTTCTGAAGCTTGTATTTTAGCATCAATTATTCTTTGTTTTAATCCCATTATTATCTTCCAAGTTTGTTTTTAGATTTTTCGATTGACTTTTCTAATACTTGACTATAATCTTTATTTAAGAACTGACTCATCGGATCATTTGAATTTACAATTGGTGTATTGGTATTCATTATATCACCATAGTTTTTACCAATAACTTCATTCATTCTATCTGAAGTATATTGTCCATCACCCATTGTTTTCCATTCATCACTCGCAGCTGTTTCATTCAATACATCATTCAATACTGAATTATTTGTATATGATTTTTTCTCAACTATTTTTTTAGGTTGTGGTTGAGATTCAATTGGTTGTTTCAATTCAGTTATCACTTCTTTGATAGCCATCGCAACTTCTTCTCTAACAATTTGTCTGATTACAGTCTTTATGTTTAGTTTTTTCTTTTTCATAATTACCTCTTTTAGTTTCCTTTTATATTATGGTTACCACTTAAAATTGTATTTATATCATTTCTTATATTTTCTACCTTAGATATGGTAGTAGGTGATAATGGCGTCTCTGGCCCAAATGTTGTTGGGACTTTTAAACTTTTAATTTCATCAATTAATTTATTTAATAAGTTTTGTAATGCATCACCTAACACCATAGGTTGCATACCATCTCCTTCTTTCAACCCACCTATGTTCACACTATTTGATACTAAACCTAATTCTTGTCCTGATGAAACTGATAAACTTTTAGCACTACTTATATACATATCTT